GTTTGGTGCGCCGCCGCGCAAGTGCCGTCGTTCGCGCAAACCTGGCCGAGCAAGCCGATCCACGCGATCATTCCGTTCGGGGCGGGGAGCGCAACGGACATCGTCCCGCGCATCGTGTTCGATCCGCTGTCCCCGCAGCTGGGCCAGCCGATCGTGGTCGAAAACCGGGCCGGCGCCGGCGGCACTCTCGGCGCCGCCGCCGTCGCCAAGGCCGATCCCGACGGCTACACGCTGCTTGCCACGTCAAACGCCCATACGATCGCCCCGGCGTTCTACGCCAACCTGCCCTATGACGTGGCCGGCGACTTCGCGCCGATCATCCCGTTCGGCAGCGTGGCGAACGTCCTGGTGATCTCGCCGTCCAAGGGGCTCAGGACGATCCAGGATCTGGTCGCGGCCGCCAAGGCGAAGCCGGGCTCGTTCAACTACGCCTCGGTCGGCGTCGGCTCCGCCACCCATCTCAGCGTCGAGCGGCTTCGCATCAGCGCCTTGGCAGACGCCATTGAAAAAGCCCCACTCGACTGTGTAGCCGTGCTTGGCGATCGTGCCGTTTACTTGATACGCTTGAGCACGTCCGCACGCTTGGCACGTTCCGCGATGCGTGTGCTTTCTGTTCTTCGATTCAGTTGTCATAGTGTAATGTTGCACAAAGTAGAAAAGTGTCAAGTGACTTCAAAGCTCACTGTGACGCTCGTGTTCGGGTTGTAGACTTGAAGCGCAAAATTGATCACTGCGCCAGCTTGCTCTTGAACGAAGCAAGCGACAGTGAAGAGATCGCTCTCATGTCCGATGTCGATGTTGCCAGCGATGATTGTTGTATTTGTTTGATTCATGTTCATTGTTGTTGAAAATCAGTGTCGCAGCGTCCAAGCGCGGGTGAATCGCTCGAACGCTGCTTGCACTGACAGTCTCGCATTCCGTGGATGGGACTCGTCACTTGCGAGCAAGTTGACTGAAAGGGTGTCAACGTCGTCGCGGTCTTTTTTTGAGCGCGCGACGTTTACGTGTCGTCCCTGCTTACCAAGCCAGCTCTCACGGCTCACTGATGAAATTCGTCGATCTGACGACAGCAGCTGAATGGGCAGCCTTGCGCCCGAAGCGTTTTAACCGTCGCCACGGTCAGCTTGTTTTTCAGCTGCTGTTGTCAGATCGAGATTGAGAAAGCGCGCATCAACAGTCAGCTCAACGCGACTGCTGCTGAACGCTCTCTCGCTCTCAAAAAGCAAGTTTCGTCATTCTCACGACTGAGAAGATTTTTTTCAGTCTTGCGCTCACCTCGGAGGACTCGATCCTTTCGCGATCTCTTCTCTGATAAAGTAGTCTAGTGTATTAGAACACTGGTGTCAAGAAAAGTTCGATCTTTTTTCGCCGATTTTTCTGCTCTACAGCGTGCTGAGCATCAAGCACTTACGAAAGACACTTGTCGTCGCTGTGTGAAAGTGTATGCTGCGCAGACGTGATTTTATCAGTCAGAGTGAGGTGATCAGTCATGGGCAAAGTCAGCGCCAAAGTGAAAAAGTTTCGCAAGCGCGCGAGCAAGGGCGCGATCATGAGTCGATCGACGTTTGACTCGATCGTGCGCAGTTACCCGTCGAAAGCGCGCGGTCTCAAAGCTGCAGGGCGCGCCTACTGGAACGCAGCGAAGCGTCGAGCATCAGGCAAACGAAAGATCAAACGATGAATCACGGCGACGAGATCGTTGAACGACCGCTCGGTGCGATGAAAATTGTCGCGCTCATTTTCATCGGCGATCTCGTCATCATCGCGTGCATCGTCGCTGCAGTGATCGTTCATTTCGTGAGATGAAAGCGCACGCGTGGACAGTCGATCTCAAAGATGACGCCGAGCCGAGCATCAAGACACAAGAAAAGTTCGCTGAAGATTTGATCGCACTGATCGAGCGCACCTTTCATCGCGCATTCGTTGCGCGCATCAACGGCGTGACTCAAGAGCAGATGATCATCGAGCACGACATCGAGGCCGCCTACCGCTGCATCGACAAGACGATCGCCGAGACAGGGCGCCTCACGATTCAGAGCGCAGTCAAAGCTGTCGACGCGCGCGTGCCGTTCAATCAAGCACATGATTTCTTGATCAATCAGCTGAAGACCCGCGTCGCGCGCATCATCAATCGCAACAACAAAAAGAAAGCGAGCAAACGTGCCGTGGACTAAGACACGAAAGCGCAACAAGCGCGGCCAAGTGCTCTATCGCTCACCATCAGGCAAGCTCTGGACAAAGCGATCGATCGCAGCCTACAAAGCAACGAAAGGCTTCTCGCGACCCGTGCGCAGAACAAGACGACGATGATTGCACTCTGTATCTTGATCGTTCTGCTGATCACGCTCAGCATCTGTCTTGATGTCAAGCGTGTGAACAATCAACTGCGACGCTGATGGAACCACCGCCACTAATTCTCAGCGAAGAGAACAAGCGACGCATGTCTGAGTGGTTCGGCCCCGACGAAGCCAACTGGAAAGGCAAGCAAGTCGAAGTCTATCGTGAAAAGCTGCATGATGCAGATGGCAATGTCATCGGTGAAACAATCGGCGTCAGACTTCCAACTTGTAAAGTCGAAGGGTGCACCTCCCTCGCCCTGTGGGGCATCGTCAATCGTGAGAAGCAGATCGCTCTGCACTGTTGCGATCAGCACAAGCGTGAGATCATCCTTCGCTTGCATCGACAACGTCGTGAGCTGCCACTCGCAAATATCCAAGTGATCAAGATCAATCAGTGATGAAAAATTTCGGCGGCAAAAAAATGTTTTCGGAAGTTTTATCGGGCGGCGCCAGTCAGCGCGTGCAGAGACGCCCAAAATAAAAACAGCTTGTGTGTCGAAAAAGCAGCCCGCCAACCCGTCTACAAGCTCGCCAGAACCGTCGCAGCAGCTCGATGAGCTGAAAGTATCACCGGGCGAAATGGCACGGATCCTGCTGATTTCTGAGCAGGATTTGTCGCGACTGACGAAAGAGCGGATTTTGCGCAAGAGAAGCGAGCGTCAACGCGGGCATCTGCGCACTGTCTACAAAATTGTCGAGAGCGTGCAGTCGTATGTGATGCACCTCGATGAGCCGGCACGCAAAGCGCGCGAAGAGTGGCAGCATGAGAAGACTGAGACGCAGCGAATCGTGCGCGAGCACAAGCAAATGGAATTGGACTACGCAAAGGGCGATCTCGTGAAGAAAACGCGGGTGCGATTTGTGCTGACGAACATGCTGACAGCGATGAAATCGAAGCTGCTCGGTCTGGGCCCGAACTGTGCGCGTCTCGTTGCCGGGCAAGAGCCAGCTCGGGCGCGACGTGTTCTTGACGAATATGCGCTGCGTGTGCTTGAAGAAATAGCGAATTTCAATCCCGATTTGTTCGACGAACCGCACAAGAACGGCCAGAATGAAGACATCGATCGCACGATTGCCACGCGTTTACGAAAGAGACGCGGAGACGCGAAGCGTCCATGAGCTGCTGCGCGAATCGTTCGCGGTGTGCAGACCGCCGCGTCGACTGAGTCTGAGCGAATGGGCTGACGACAATCGCATCTTGTCGAGCGAATCGAGCGCTGAACCCGGGCAATGGGTGACAGCAAAGGCGCCCTACGAGAAAGACATCATGAACGCGATCAGCGACCCGGAAGTGCCGCGCGTTGTTGTGCAGAAAGCGAGTCAGATGGGCATCACTGACAGCGCGATCGTGAATCCGATTGGCTACTTCGCGACAGAAGACCCGTGTCCGATCTTGGTTGTGCAACCGACGATCGAGATCGCTGAAGCGTTCAGCACAGATCGACTCGCGCCGATGATTCGCGACAGCCCGAAAGTGAAAGAGCGCTTTGCAGACCCGCGTGCGCGCGACAGTCAGAACACGCTGCGACGAAAAGCATTCAAGGGCGGCTACGTCGCGCTTGGCGGTGCGAACAGTGCAGCGAGCTTGAGCGGTCGCCCGATTCGTGTTGTGCTGCTCGATGACGTAGATCGGTATCCGCTCTCGGCAGGCACTGAAGGAAACCCCTTGCAGCTTGCGATCGCTCGCACCTCTGCATTCTGGAATCGCAAGATCGTCATCATCTCGTCGCCCGGAATTGCGGGAATTTCTCACATCGAGCGCGAGATGAGTCTGACGACGTGCGAATTTTGGTATCTACCGTGTCCCGACTGCGGCGTGATGCAGATTCTCGAATGGGACCGTGTGCGCTTCGATGATCTGACGCATCGCTGCTTGCAGTGCCAAGATTACTTCGAGAAATATTTGTGGCTTGCTGGCGATGGCGAGTGGCGCGCGCATCGACCGATTGACGATCGCGGACGTCGCGTGCGATCGCGCGGCTTTTATCTCGGCGGGCTTTACTCGCCATGGGTCGAATGGGATGAACTGCGTGACGAGTTTGTGCGCGCGTGCAAAGCGAACGAAGAGGGCGACGTCGAGCTGCTGAAAGCGTTTCGCAACACCCGACTCGGCCTGCTGCATCAAGACGAAGGCAACAAAGTGAAGATTGATCTGTATCAGCGCAGAGAATTGTTCGAAGTCGAAGTGCCAGACGGTGTCGTCGTGATCACAGCTGGCGTTGACGTGCAAGATCAGTCGCTCTTCGCAGACATTGTCGGCTGGGGAAAAGGCCGCGAGAATTGGCATCTCGATTACATCGCAATCCCGGGCGATCCGCGCACAGCTGAGCCGTGGGAAGCGCTCGACGAAGCTGTCTTCAATCGCGTGTTCGTGACAAAAGACGGCGCGAAAATGCGCGTGCGCAGAATGTGCGTCGACTCAAGTTTCGCGAGCGATCACGTCTACGCATACACGAAGCCGCGTCAACCGCGCTGCATTGCGATCAAGGGCATCGGCGGTCTCGGCAAAGCTCCGATCACAGCGATGACGTTCAGCAAATCGAACCGCTGCATGATCGCGTCGCTCGGCGTCGACACGCTCAAAGAGGAGATCATGAATCGACTCAACGTCACGAAGTTCGGGCCCGGTTTCTGTCACTTCCCGCGCACTGACATTTTCGACGTCGCGATGCAGGCGCACGAACCCGATCGCGGCTACGACATCACCTATTTTGAAGGCTTGCGCGCTGAGCAGCGCATTGTGAAGCACAAGTTCGGCTTCAAAACTTACATCTGGAGCAAGCGCCCGTCGCAGCGCAACGAGAGCTGGGACTGCTTCGTCTACGCGCTCGCGGCGCTGCTGCTTCCGCACAGCGGCATTCGTCTTGATACAATGAAGCGTGACACGATCACGATCACAGACGACGAAAAGAAAGCGCCATCGAAGTTCGGCGCGCAACAAGCGCAGACAGAGTTCGCTGCAGCAGCGCGCCCGCAGTCGACTACAACGCAGCGCGAATCGAAGTTCGGCGCAGTGAATCGGCCGCTCTACTGAGCGCACTTTTCTACTTGACGCCCATATCACGGAATGTCTTTGATCAGTTGATGCTGGTTGTGCCGTTCGATGATTCAGATGTCGCTGAAGCAGAACAAATCGCGGCAGGATTCGGCAAGACGACAAATCCAAATTACTTCGGATTTGAAGCGCGCGTGCGTGGTTGTCTTGGCGACATCATCTTTCCGCGCGCTTATCCTTGCGCCACCAAATACATCACGTTTGCTCACGATTTCTTTCTCAATGGTCGCATCATCAACGTGAAGACGGGACATTGTCGTGGCGTGCCGCAATCATGCTACGACGTGAACGTGCTATGCAGAGAACTGCCGCGACTCGATAACATCGGCGCAGACTTGGTATTTGCGAAGCTCACGCTTGAACACAACCCTGCGTATCTCGTCGGCTGGATGACGCTGCGCGAATTTTGCAGCAGGGCGCAGCTTGTTCACGCTGGCGCGAAATGGCATGGCTTGACGTATCAAAAAAAATCACTCGTGCTGACGATCGATCAGCTCAATGACATGACAACGCTCGACGAAAAGGGGCCGACAGGCGTGTTCGAATGTCAGCCTTGAGCGCCAAACTTGCTGCTGCTGACGTCTCTGCCCGTCGATTGGCTCGCCCAAGTGCAGAGAATGCGCGCAGCGATGCGCGTTCTGTAGCCGTGTCCTTCGCGTTCGCGTTGAATGAGCAGCTGCATCACAGTGCGCGGCACTGAGCACTCGATTCGACACGTATCAGCTCGCGGACGACCTCGACCACGTTTGATTTCAGTGTGTGCTTTAATCAGCGCCGCCATGAATCATCAAGTGAACTCTTAGAACAAAGTCTGATGGTGGAGCAAGTATTTTTCTGAGTATTTTATTCGGTCGCGTTGACAGAACGCGCGTGATCGAACAAAGCTGCGGGCTGAATGCCAGAGGTCGCTGTCGTCGCAAAACCGTTGCCGAAGAACGTCGTGCTGTTCGATCTGACGGGCACGCCACCTGATGGATTTGCGACGTGGTGCGACTGGGCGAAGAACGGTCTCGCGAACGCGCTTGAAGGCATGAACAAAGCCGGCGGCGGCGTGACTGAGTATCACATCGGCTCGCGCGGCCTGCATCGCAGCGGCCCCGCAGATCAGATCAAGAACGTCGACTATTGGAACGAAATGGTGCTGCTCTGCTGCGGCTACAGCCCGCTGCCGACGTCGCTCACAGGTCGCGACTCAGCATGTCGAGTCATCCCGCGTGACGTATGACAGCGACGACGATCAACGGCAATGGCAAAGTCTCGCGCATTCCGCGCGGCACGATTCTCGATGCTGATGGACAGATCGTGCGCTCGCCGATTCTCGATGTTCGCAACGCTGCGATGTCGATCTTGCACGCGGGCAGCGGCACCGGTTACGGCAATTATGGCGCAAATCTCGGCAAGAACTCACTGCTCGGCTGGCTCTGGCGCGGCGGTGACGCTGACAAAGACATCGGCGCAAACGTGCAGATTTTGCGCGAGCGATCGCGTGACGCTTTCATGGGGATCCCGCTTGCAGCAGCTGCAGTCGAGACGCTCGACACGAACGTCATCGGTGAAGGGCTTTTTCCAGCGCCGAACGTCGACGGGGAAGTGCTCGGTCTCGACGAGCAAGAGACAGCTGACTTGAATCGCGAACTCGCAGACAAATTCGCATGGTGGGCGAACGATCCGCGCGAGTGCGACTTCGCTGCGCGTGATTCGTTCTACATTCAGCAGTCGACCGCGTTCAAATCGATGCTGCTCTCAGGCGATTGCCCTGTGCTGATGCCGCTCAAGGCGCGACCGCAGACGATGTTCGAGCTGAAGCTGCGCGTGCTCGAAGCAGATCGCGTTCACAACCCGCTCGTCAATGTCGATCCGACTCTGAACATTTTCTCTGGCGTCGAGCTTGATGATGACGGCCAGCTGCTTGCGTATTGGATTGGCGAGCACCCGTTGTCAGCGCTGCGATTGAAAGCGCGAACAATCGGCTTGCAGTCAACTGTGCGTGTGCAGCCGTTCGGGGAAGCCAGCGGACGGCGAAACATGGTGATGCTGATCAAGCCCGAGCGGCCTGAGCAGCGTCGCGGCGTGCCGATCTTGTCAGTCTGCCTTGAGCTGCTCAAGCAGCATGGGCGATATATCGACAGCACAGTCGTCGCTGCAGTGATCCAGTCATATTTCACGGCGTTCATCACGAGCGAGTTTCCGGACCCGACGATCTTCGATTCGCTGCTGACTGACGCGCAGAAAGCTGAGATCACGAATCTCAATCCCTACAACGTGCAGCTCGGCCCCGGCATTGTGAACTTCATGCGCCCGGGTCACGCGGTGAACTTCGCGAACCCGACAATGCCGCAGTCGACGTTCGGCGAGTTCACAATCTCAGTCGCGAAATTCATCGGTGCAGCGCTGGGGATTCCCTACGAAGTGCTCTTGAAACAATTCAACGCGAGCTATTCGGCAAGCCGCGCAGCGCTGCTCGATTTTTGGAAACGCGTGCGCAAATATCGCGCACTGATGATCGATCAATTCTGCCAGCCGATCTACGAAGAGTGGCTCGCTGACGCGATCGCACTCGGTCGCATCGAGCGATTCAAGGGCGGCTTTGACGATCCGCTGATTCGTCACGCGATGCTCGGCTGCATCTGGACGGGTTCAAGTGCTGGCTCACTCGATCCGCAGAAAGAGGTCGCAGCTGCAGATCAGAAAGTGAAGTGCGGCTTCAGCACGATCGAGCGCGAGAGCGCGGAGCTGAACGGTTCGAACTATCGCGACAACATTCGTCAGCAATCAGTCGAGCAGACTGAGTTCGAAGACGCAGACTTGATCTATCCGCCTTACAGGCCGACGCAGATCGCGAGCACTTTTGTTGGCGGTGGCGCTGCTGAACCACCGAAAGCGCCGAAACCTGCAGCACCACCGCCGCAGAAAAAAGCGAAAGCAAAACGTCGCAGAACAGTCAACAGAGTCGCTCTTGCGAGCGGACTCAGCGGGAGGTTTGAACGATGAACGAAGCACAACCTTTCTATCGCTTCAGATGTGAAGCAACGGGCGAACCGTCGAGCGCAGAGCTGCTGATCTTCGCAGCAATCGGCGACTGGGAGGACATGGGCGAAGTCAGCGCGCAAGCGTTCGCGCGCGATCTGTCGAAG